TTATTTATAAAAATTATAGCTTAGACAGAAAGTCTGACCAAACCTTTAGCTTGGTTTCTGTCAAATCTTTGGAAGGAGCTTCCTCGATTGCTTCTTTATAATCGTTGATGGTCGCTTCTCTGATAACTCCGTTATCCCATACCCATTCTTTACCTTCCATGATACCTTCTACGAAAGCATCTGGTGCAGATGGATCGGCAACAATGTCAGCTGCAGTTGCAAGATAGAAATCATTCTGTACTTCTGCTGCTCCATTCTTGTTTTTAAGCGATCCCATACCACGAGACGAAACACCCAAGCTAGCTCCTTCATCCATCAAGTTTTTCACGATCTGACCCATAGGAGTCTCTGTCATGATCTTGGCCTTACCGATAAAGTTATCACCGTCTCTAGTAAGTTCTTTGATCATATGGCTGACACGATCAAGGTTGATCGTTGGACTAGTTGGATGTCCGAGCTCACCATATGCTCTGTTCTTTTGTACGTTCTCTGTAACGTACCTGTTTACTTCTTTATCAAGAACCTCTGCTGGATATACTCGTCCATTACGGTTCTTAATGTTTGCTTGCATAAAAGGACCACGGATAAAGTAATCTTTCTTTCCGTCCTCTCTTGCTTCTGCAATATATTCTACAGATTCGTTAATCTCTGTAATTAGCTTCATGGTCATTCTCCAGATACCTTATGCAGCTGAACAACGATATAACCATTTCCTCCACTAAGTGCTACATTACAGTTTGCTGTAAGCTGCGCGTCCGTTTCTAAGCGCAATCCTTGATAATCTTGGCCGCCAGATCCAGTAAGGACAGCAACGGTGTCGCTACCACGTGTTACTGTCCAACGATTGGTACCATCTACTGCCCATACGATTTGTGAGATGGACATTGAGTTGATAGTTTCGCCAGCAGTCGCAGCAGTTACAAGGTTAAGCGTGTCAGCACCAGTAGCTCTAAGAACTACATAACCACCTGGCTTTTTTTGATTTGTTGTTATTGGCATTGTAAATCCTTATGCGTTCTGCATAGCGAAATCTACCATTGTCATAAATGACGATTCGCCTTTTTCTAAACTATCTCTGAACTTCTTAGCATTAGCTGGCTTCAGAGCATCATGTACGGAAAGCAGTTGACTAGCCGTAAACAAATCAACCTTCAAAGTCTTATTGTTCTTAAACTTTACAGGCATTGCTTGCTTACGGCTTTTAATCTTTTTTAGAGTATCGACGACCCCTTCGTCAAGAGTTGTTCGAAAACTCTTAAAGTTAATACTCTCTTTAATCTTAGAAGAACCTTGCATTACTGGTGTCTTTTCTCCACCTCTGCTATACTGCTTAGGCTCTTTGTACTCAGAACCACCAGGTTGCGTCTCAGATGTGCCTTGCTTAATAGGCTGACTCTCTCCACCAGCATGCTTCTTGCCACCTACATGCTCATCTGGGTTACCGGTAATGTCACCAGAGAACTGATGATCGAAGGCAACTGGATGTTTCGTACTAGTGACATTGTGCATGTTGGCAAAGTCTTCTTCGCCTTTAGATCGAGGCTTGTACTTCTTTACCTCATCGTCTTCTTCCTTGTTTGGCTGATAATCCTGAGCTGGACTATCCTCAAACAGGTCTTTAAACTTCTTCATCAGAAGTCTCCTCTGGTTGTTCTAATTCGTCGTCGAGCTGGGCTTCAGGCTCGTCTGCAAAAATAGACTGCCCTACTGCATACTTCTCGTTATCGATTCTACCTTTAAGGCGATCCATTAAAAGATCACTCACTGTAGAACTAAATTGATCATATTGTTTAGCCGCAAGCTGATCAATTGCGTCCTTTACTTCTGGCATAATATACTCCTTAACTGTTACTATTTATAACTATTGAAGATTTAATTATCTTCAAGCTGTTCTATACGAGATTTAAGATTTTGTATTTCTTTTACTAATAATGGAACGATTACATTGTAGTTTATACGCCAAATGTCTTCTGGATTAGAACCTTGAACTACAGCATCTGGGTAGACGTCTACAAGTTCCTGAGCTACAAAACCAAACTGTTGGTGTTTGTTAGATTCAATCCAGTCGAATTGCCTAACTACAATTTGATCAACTATGCTACCGGAGTCCCTGGCATTCTCGATGTTCTTTTTTAATCTTTGATCAGAAGTAGAGTTAAAATCGGCAGCTGATATAGTACCAGTTGCTACGACGTTAGCTGAAACAGTAAGGTTATTACCTATAGTTACATTTACTGGTTGAGAGATATTAATTATGTTGTTGGAAACAGTTGTAACTATTTCATTAGCCGTTCCTTGAAATGTTAATGTATCTGTTACTAAAGAAACTGAATCGTTTGTTCCAGAGTCAGCACCTATGGTAAGATTAGCGTTTGCTACTGCAAGTTTAGTTCCAATAAGGTTTGTAATTGTTGTACTAAAGTTTGCGTCATCTCCAAGAGCTGCGGCAAGCTCATTTAACGTGTCCAAAGCTGTAGGTGCAGAATCAACTAATGAGGTAACTTCACCTCTAACATAAGCAGTTGTTGCTATTTGAGTGGTATTTGTACCTCCTGCTGCAGTAGGAGCCGTTGGAGTTCCAGTAAATGATGGTGAAGCAAGAGGAGCGTAAATGGATGCAGCATTGGCTACCTGTAGTCTATCGTTAATGCTATTCTGAAGAGTAGTCTGTATAGAAGTCACGTTTGCAACTTGCATTCGATCTTCAATTAAAACTTTAATTGAGTTATTAGAAGTCACTGCATCAGATTTGGTAACATAGGATGTTAAACTTGATTCTTTTGCTAGTGAAAAACCTCCAGAAGTTGATCCATCATGTACGACAACAGTATCCTTATCAGTATCTACAGTAATCTCACCAACCGCTCCAGTAAAGCTGCTGTGTTGAGCTGTAGTACCTCTTCTAACTTGAACCTGTGTTGCCATTATGCTATGCTCCCGTAATCAGTAGTATTTGCTCCTACTGCTCCAGTAATTAAACCGTAATCGATAGTGGTAGATTGAGAGATTACTCCACTAGTAATGTCTATACCGTTACCTGCGCTAAACGAGGATCTAGCTCTAGCTGTGGTAAAGTATTGGTTAGTGGATCCTTCGCTTAAATTATCCGTATCAAACGGTTGAAGTGTTATATTAGTAGTTTGACTACCACCATCAGAGGTATTTATAGTAAGTAATGAGTTGGCGGTATTGTATGATACAGAATCTACACCAGCTACGGCCGTATTTGATATGCTCGTAATTCTTCCGTCAGCTGCGACTGTTACAACTGGTACTTGAGACGAAGAACCAAATGTGCCAGTTGCAGTACCAGTTGATGAAATATCTACAGAAAGACTTAAAGCGTTGGAACTAAAATTTGCGCTACCAGACACGTCACCAGATAATGTAACATTAGCGTTAGCAGCAAGTCTATTGTTTACATTAGTTGTGATAGTAGAGATAAAGTTGGAATCATCACCAATAGCCGCTGCTAATTCATTTAGTGTATTAAGAGCATCTGGTGCTCCATCAAGGACATTGTTTATCTCAGATGTAATTAACGAGCTAACATTGGCTACCTGCATTCTGTCGTTAATTAAAGAAAGTAGGGTATTGTTAGATGCAACTGCGTCTAATTTACTTACAAATGTAGTGGTATCTGCTTTGTCTCCAAACTCTAAACCAGTACCGGTTGAATTCACTTGTAATACTTGGCCAGTAGAACCTAAAGTAGTTAGACCCGTTCCACCATATTGATAGTTTAAAAATTCACCGCTTTGAAACTCAGACAAACCAATAGCGTTATTAGAGTTATCATAAACTGTACGAATTGGTATTTTAGCAGCCATTTTAGTTCCTAAAATAAAAATTGAGCAGCTTTTGCTGTTCTTACTAGACTGGTCCCATTATTTAGCGTGAAACTGGTAAACACTCTTGCTGAAGTGTCTGCACGCATAATAAACGTATTGGCTGGAGTAGACAACCCTGATGTTTGAGTATATAATGGCACGGCTTGTTCAACAACACCCTCCTCACTTACGGTTGCTAAAACTTTCTGGTTACCTGCTATGGCAACTTTAGAATTGGTGGGTAGAACAGCTCCTGCTGCAGATATTGAAATAGTTCCAGTACCATCAGAGGAAATTGTAGACCCACCTAGGTTAATTGTGTTCCCTGAAAGAAACAGTTCTCTCCATCTTTTTTCACTAGTACCCAAATCAAGATTGTTATTAGATGTAGGTACAATATTAGTAGTTACAGCCGTAAGATCAATTGAGCCTCCACCTGATTCTAATGATGTAAGTCTTGTGTTTGTGTTTGAAACATAGGACTGAAATGCTGTGTTAGTAACAAAGTTTGATTGTAGGTAGGTGTTTGCAACATCCCCAGAACCACCGCTTCCACCAGCTACAGTTGCGCCAACAAACTTTCCTGATGAAGAATCAAATTTAAGATATCTTCCATTTATTTTAGCAGTGTCCCTATCTACATCATCTAAAAACTCTAACCTTACTTCACCACCTCCAGATGAACTTCCACCAAAAGAAGCTCTGGAAATAGTTTTTCTAATGCTGTCTTCGAATTTCTTTTGCTCGTCGGTTACCTTTTTGAGATATGGCTCTATATCAGGAGTGTCGCCATCTTTTCCATCTTCTCCTTTAGGACCTCGTGGTCCCTCAGGGCCCACATCACCTTTTTCACCTTTATGCCCAGGTAGACCCTGAACTCCCGTTTCACCTCTAGGACCCACATCGCCTTTTTCACCCTTAGGTCCCTGTAAACCAATATCACCTTTTTCTCCATTCTCTCCTTTAGGACCTACTGGACCCATCGGTCCAACTGGACCTGGTTCGCCTTGAGCTCCCTTTTCACCTTTAGGGCCCTGTGCTCCAGTTAGTCCTTGTTCGCCAGTTTCTCCTTTATCGCCTTTATCCCCCTTAACGCCTGCTACACCTTGCTCGCCTTGAGGACCTTGTTCGCCCCAAACACCTTGCTCGCCTTGAGGACCTGTTTCGCCTTGAGGACCTTGCTCACCAATTGGACCGCGCTCACCAATTGGACCGCGCTCGCCCGGTATACCTTGAATGCCTTGTATACCAGCATCACCTTTTTCTCCACGTGGGCCTATCTCACCGGGTGCACCAGGTGGGCCCATAATTACAGTTTCTTCTATCTGGAAATGAAGTTCTTTTAAAAGTTCTTCTGTGAGATCTCTTTTGAGTTTGGTGTTTTGCTTTTGCAGTACACCCAGAAGAGCCGCTAGAAGTTTGGCCTGTTCAACATCATTCATCATCTTCCTCGATGTTTTCTGCAGCCATTGAATCCATAAATCTTGTCATGCTTTCAACAAGTTTCTTTTCCTCATCGCTCATTTTAGCTTCCGGAACAAACTCTTCTTGCCGATCTTGCTGAGGAGGCTGATCTGGTTGTCCTGCTTTGTAATCTACTGGACCACCTAGTCCACCTTCATCATCCATTTCTTGACGTTCAGCATCAATCTCTTGATCGACTTGCCTAATGTCATCTTCACTCATTCTAAGAATGTTTTCACGGACCCACTTCATAGAGTAGTATTTGCCTACTAATGGATCAATCTCACCAGCAAGTCTAAGACGCTCAGTCATAATCTCCGTATTTTTAAGTTCAGAGAAGTAGTTGTCTTCTTTAAAGTTATAGTGGATTGTGTTTCTCATTTGTTCCCAATCTGCTCGGGAAAGCACACCTTTCAACACTAGTTGTATCTCTAAGAGACCATCAAACAAATGAGTAAATCTGTTTCTAAGACGCTGTACAAACTTATTAAACTTAATTTCGTCTCTTGTAATCTCAGAAGCTCGACCAAGGTTGAACTGATTATCAGCTTCCATTCGAGTGACTGGTACATTAAGAGACTTATACAGTTTTCGACGGAAATAATCAACGTCTTCCATTTCACCAAGGTTTTGTCCACCTGGCAAAGTCGTTATCTCAGTGCCTCTACCGCCCTCTCTGCGCGGTAACCAGAAGTCCTCTAACATAGTCATAAACTTACGATCGTCGCGTACTTCGCCTGTAGCAGCGTCATACACCAGCTTATTCTTATGTTTGACCATCATGTCTCGAAGATACTGTTCTGCCTTCATCTTTGGCAGGTTGCCAACGTCAATATAGAAGATTCGACGCTCTGGTGCTCTTGCAAGTCTGTAGATTACAGTTGCATCTTCGAGCATTCTTAACTGGTTGAGAGGCTTAACTGCCTTGTGTAAATGACCAAGGATCATGTTATTGCGAGAGTCCATTAAGCCACTGTGAATATGGCTAATACTGTCTACTGCGATTTTGATACCTTGAGTAGCTGAAGAAGTAATACCTTTTGGATTATACAAGTAGTATTCTTTCTGCTCTTTGTTGTAAATGGTAGCGCCAGTGCGTGGATCCTTGGACTTTACCTTTTCTCGTACTTTACGAATTTTACGTGGGTCTATGTACCTGAGTTCTCGGATACCTTCTCGTGGATCCTTGTCGTTAATAATGATGTGATGGTAAATTCGACCATCAACATACCAACGTCTAAAGATATCGTATCCTTTGTTGCTAAAGTCTAGCATCTCAAGAATAGTTTCAAACTCTTCACGAATCTTGTTCTTGATAGAGTTAGGCTGCTTTAGATGATCCAATACTATTTCAATTGGATTTTGATCATCCATTACAATTGCTTCGTTCACAACGTCTTCTACAGCTGAATCACACTCTGGCTGCATTGACATTTCACGATAGCGAGTAACTAGTTCCGCTTCTGACTTGGCAGTTCCATCTAGGTCTACAAAAGTACCATAGGAACCACCAGGAGCTATCTCAATAGCACCATCGTCTTGCTGGGGAGGTACAAAGGTTTTCAGATCTTCTTTTTCTTCTTGATCTGCCCTTGTTATATTAAATCCGAAAAGTTGCACTATGTTGTCCTCAGAGAATAAAAAAGGAGGTCGAAATATTTATCGACCTCATCAAACACAGTGGTTACGTCATAGCGCGAATATTTTAGAAGCACCGTCAGAAAACTTGACAGTGATATTACCACCGTTAGGAAGGATTGGAAGGCCCGTAGCTGTATCAATGTAGGCCACAAGATTTGAATCTGCTTGTCTATCGCCGTCATTTTCTGCATCACCGGTATTGTGATACAAAATTAATGCTTCACAGTTAGCACCAGTTACAAACGGGAACTCAGCATCAGCAGCATCAAAAACACCATCAGTAATTGACTTGCTAGCCAAATTGGCCGTAGCAACTACGGCCGTGTTTGGAACGCTTGATCTATACTGATGTGAAGCACTAAAGGTGTAGACGTCCGTGTCTATCAATGCGATTGTGACTACATTAGATGACAAATTTAGTTCACCGCCAAGCAAAGACTGCTTAGCTTTTGTATAAAGCTGATTAGCCATCTAACTACTCCTCTTAGTTTACAGCAGCTTCCTGGTGCTCCCACCAGTCGTATGCAAATGTAATTGTAAATTCCTCAATCGCTTCAGCTTCCCAAGCAAGATCAATTGGTGATACTGAAACTGGATACAAGCCATCAAACTTGTATGTTTGAATTACACCACCTTCTTTGCTGTATTGCTTGACTTGTGCTTGAGCCTTGTACTGTTGAGGATTAGTGCCATATTGATTAAGGTTCTCAGAATGG